AATAAAGTTAAGTAAGAAGAAGATAAGACAGAAATTTTTAAACTGAATTTAAGGAAACTGGGAAAACCTTAGTGAAGTGAAATGTGAACCCAGTGTATCACATATTTAACTATTTTTTGGTTAGCTTATAGCCCGGTTTCGACCGTTATAATCGTTTTCCTTCGATATTTGTGTACTTCTAATTACATTAGAAGTGTTTGGATTCCAGTACCAACAGCGTTCAAACCGCCAGCAACTGCACCATAAGCACCAGGTAATACTGATGCTGCTCTTGTGCCTTGAATAAACATAGCTAAAAATCGTTGCCACATATTTTCATTTTGAAATGAATTATAAGCAATCGCACAAGAACGTGTGAAATGATGATAAGCTTTAAGAGCTTTTTCATCTTTAGGTGCAGAAATACGTGCATAGTCATACAATGTGGATGAGATATTAACTTGATATTCAACACATTGCCAATTACGAATGATAAAAGATGAGTTTGATGCTGAAATACGTATACACAATGCTTCAAGTCCAGGATCATAACCAAATAATTGATTAGAAAGATATCCATAAGCACCAGTATCAGTTCTATTAACAAATAAACTATTAATAATAGGATTAAAGGTGAATTGTTCAGTTAGATGATAACATGGTGCATATAATCCTAAATTCTGAGCTGTCGTATAACACATGCCAGGTGGAGTCGTGCAATTTTCAAGACCATCAACTTGGTATAGATTTTGTGTTTGATTGTTTTGGCCAACAACAAAGCAAGTTGTTGGAAATTTCCAACAAGTAATGCTGCCAGACCATTGAGTTGCATTTGAAGTACATTGTAATTCGATGATATTAGAGACCATACGAAATTGATTTAAATTAACGGATGGATTTGAAACAGGAAATAAAGTTGTTGTGTCAGCAAATGGTGTGCCAGTCCATACAGTTGTGGCACTTGGTGCACCACCAGCTACAATATCAGCTTTCCAAATTGCATAACCAGGGGTAGGTAATAATAAAATATAAGTGTCAGAAGTTGTAGTCATAGTCAATGTGCTTGCTAACCGATGAGATTTAACAATTGTTTTGCCAGAAAATGCATCTGGAATACCAGCATTATTTTCGGCACCAAAATCAGGGGCAGCAATTGCACATTTTAAAAAGCCAGCACCAGTAGGTGTATCAGCAACTGCACGATCCATAGCTTTAGGTCTTATGACAGGGATAACACTTGAATTACGACGAGTTTTTGGAAGTGAATTTCTTCGTGATTTTCGAGCGGACATTTTGTGAAATTAATAAATTTATATAATATATTGCATGATCGTAAATGGATTGCAAATTAATTGAAATTAAATAAATTATACTAAAAATAAATCTTTATTTTGAACTAAAGGTTCAACATTTGGTTGTTTTAAAATTTCTAAAGAAACAGGTGAAAGATCACAAAATTTAATTTTTCGAGATTGTTGTAAGAAAGTGAATAAAGTTTTTGTATCATTAGAATGAAGATTATAATGTAATGCAATTGATGTACAACCAAAATTCCATTGATTAACATTGTTAACAACAGATACTTTTTCTTGAACAGATAGTAATGCTTCATTAAAATGATTTTGATCTTTATAAGTTTTAGAAATGAATTTAGCAGTTTGTCTAACAACATCTGGAAACAAACCGTAAGGTGTTAAAAAATATCCAGCAAATTCACCAATTTTAGTAATATGTTTCTTTAATAACATACCATTATCATCAATAAATTGTTTACCTATAGAAGTTAATGAAACATTTTTAGCTAATATCGCACTATCATCACCTTTATAATTAGATATTATTAATTTTTCAAAATCAAATATAACATTCATATAAATTGCATTAAATAAAGTATTTTCTAAAATTGTAAGAGGACCACCGGAGAATTGTTTCTCATGACCTTTGATTGTAATTGTACCATCTTTCATAAAACAAACCATCCGCCAATTTTGACGATTACGTTTATAGAAATCAATTAATCGTTCATCCATTCCCATACATTTAAATAAAATACATATGAATTCAGTATTAACATTGTTATAATGTGCATCCCATTCAGAAAAATCATTACATACCCAATTATAGTCGTTATATTTGCCTTTATTAACAATATATTCAATTGATTTTAAGTATTCAATGTTAAGATCTTTTTCCGAACCATGTGTAAAAAATTTAAGTGGTGAATTATTGTTTTTAGCTAATTCAGGAATTTTCTTAATTAAGGCTCTTGCATATGCAGAAAAAAGCACATTAATATTTTTAGCGACAGAAGCAACACCTTGACCAACTTTTGTAGATGTATCAAAAGAAACTTTAGAATCAAATTTTGCTTGTTTCTTTTGAAAGAAAGCAATTTCAAAATCACCTAACAAATCGAAATCCATATCTAAAACTGTTGCTAATCTCTTTTGCTGTGGACCTACTTTCTTACTTAATGCAGTAAGATAATCTGATGCATGAAATAATAATTCTTGATTAGGAACAAATAAATCTTCTTTCATACGGTCATTAGAAATTTGATTTGAATAAATCATTTTCTTATAACCTTCAACTAAATATTTCAATTGTATTTGTAAATTTTTACCTTTATGTAATGGTGTTTTAGATAAATACCTTGTAATCATGCAAGAAAGAGTTGATCTACGACTAACATTAAACTGTTCTTTAACATATTTGCTATTTATCGGTAGACGAAAACCATGAATTGTAAAATTTTCTGATGATGCTTTACCAATGTTTTTAATTTTGATGGAACCGGATTTAACATTATCTATCTGATCAGATTCCAAATAAGAAAATTGAGGAAATTGAGGGTTATGTGGTTTAATTATTTTATCAAGAATATTAGTAATGCATTCAATATTAACACTATGTTCAGGTATTTTTTGTTCAACAACATTAAGTTTATATTGTTCAGGTAAATGTTTAGATTCAGTGTATATTGGAATATTATTAACGACACTTAAAATTTCAATTTTCGCACCACCAATATTTACAATTCTTTCTAAAGGATTATCAACAATAACTAATCGTTCTGTATGTCGACTTAACGCAACGTATATCCATTCAGTTCGATTTGGTAAGTCAGAATTTAATGCGTGTGAATCAATATGAAATGCAACTAAAGGTATTCTTTGGCCAGTAACAGCAGTAATTGTATAAGCATTTAGACCTTTTGATCGTAACAATTTGACTGTATCATTATTAAATGCTATATGTACATAATCTTTGAGTAGATCAATACTTTGATTGCCTAAATTAAATATACTAGTAACAACTTTTGATGTGCTTGTTATAGAATATTTAAAAGCATGATTAATAATTTCAGTAGCATCTTGCGGAATAGAATGAACTAATGAAAGGTTATTATATATACCAATTGATTTGCATGTTGTAAATTTAACGGTGTCAATATAATTTACAAAAGGTGTTTGATCAACATCACCTAAGAGAACAATTTCACAATTAAAACACATATTAACCATATGAAAAAATTCAATAGGAAATTGTGATATCTCATCAATTAGTACATATTTTTCATTATTATACATTTTGAAAAAGGCATGAGGTGTATAAGATTTGCAGTTGAATTTATCAGTGTGATATAAAGATAATTCTTTAGTTGGAGCGATCATAACAAATTTAGCATTATTTTTTGATGTTAATTCGGTGTAGTATTTAATTGCTTTAGTTGTTTTTCCACATGATGCATACCCACTAAATATATGGACATTAAAAATTTTTGATTTTCGTATTGGTTTATAATAAGTTTTGAAAATTTTAAAATCACTATTATAAAAATGTTCAACAAATTTATCAATGAGGTTAGATTTTGGTATTTTAAAATTATATGAATTTTTATAAAACTTATTTTTAATTTCTTTAATATCTTGAATTTTAATACATGAATAATCTAGTAACAATATATATAGTTCTTCAGTGTCATTATTACAATTAATAATACATGATTTCTTAAAATGAGTGATAAATTCATATAATTCAGTTGTATATGAGAAAAATTTAATTAACATAGAATGATGTTCATTTAGTTTAAGTTTTCTTATAATATTGTCTAAAACACATTCACTAGATGTTGAGTCTGCTGCATCTGATATTAAAAGTGTTTGATCTGGTGCGAATTTATCATTGTATAAATCAAAATGTAATAATTTATCATCATATGAATAATAAGTTGTATTTTTGTTTTTAACTGTTAATTTAATATTTTTATTATCATAAACTAAACCGATTGTATTTAACTTACAAACAGTATTTATATGATCAATTAAATAACCTGGTGCACAGCTTAATTCAATAACATTTTTAACGTTATATTTGAAATATTCATGATATGCTAAAAAAGTTTCATCACACAATTTAGGAAATTTAGAGATAGATCCACCAATCATTTTTGATGTATAATGACCATGAGCACCATCACCGATATAATAAATTGTTATTGCATGATCAAAATAAATATCATTTAAAGCATAAATTTTGATGTTTTTAAAAATAATCTGTATATCTGTTTGAAATATATAAGAAATAACTTCAATAACAAAAGATGAAATTTCTGTTGTATTCCAAATCATTTTGTAAAAATATTCATCAACATTTTTTAATGTAATTCCAGATGGATTTCTAATATTTTCATTTATTGCTAATACTGTATTTTGATAAACGATATTTTTAAAATCAGCTATGTTATGTTGTGGTTTTAAGGTTTCATAAACAGATTGTAAAGCGCAATGACCATTCTGAAAAGTGTCAATAAAGGTGATACTTTCGGTTATTGTTAAAATGGTTTGAAAATTAAATAATTGCATAACAGTTGAGGAAATTTCAATTGGTTTAATTTTTGTATTATTTATCAAATGTATATGAATAATTATATCATATAAAGCAAAAATTTCACGGATACGTTTAATTGTGTTACTATAATATGTGTCCTTTATGTGGATGTTATTTAATGAAAAATGTATTTCTTTAATTGAATTTTTAAGACAAAGCTTGAGTAATGAAATTAATGCTTCATTTAAATAATCATAGATAAAAGTTGATTTACAATCTTTCTTAATTATGAGATAAAAAATATTATAATTATCAAGCTGACAATTATATGTTTCACCAATTTTACAATTAGATAAGTCAGTAAATTTAATTTTATGTAGCGCGTTATTTAAAACATCTTTAAAAGATGAATCTACAGATGTTAAAACACATATATTGTCAAAATTAAGAATATTATCAGGTGTAATTTTAATATATTGATTATTATGTTTACTTCTATTTGTGATCGCATTTAAATAATGAAAATCATAAGTTAATTCAGAATAAAGATTTAAAGAAGGAAAATTAACATTTTCCATTAAATGTTTAGAAATAATATTCCAATCAAATCCATCAAGACCACAACAAATTTTTGGAAAATTAATTTCATATATATTGTTAGTAATACAATATTGATTTAAATTCTTAAAAGTCTGAATTATATCTTTTAAAACGGGTTTATCTGATGTATTCATTTTAGTAATTAAATTAATTATATTCCTTTGATCTTCATCAGAATATGTAATTATATCACATAATTGAATTGATTTATCACGTTTTGAAATTATAGATATATCATAGTATGTTGCTATTTGTGCAGCAAAACCGCCATAACATTGAAAATCTAATGCAACGCAATGAACAATGTTTGTGGTGTTATAAATATTACCTTTATTTATGTTTATTAAATTTTTACTTTTAATCAAATTTTCATTATTTGAAGAAGAAATGTTTTCGATTTTAATAATATCCTTTTCTTTTAAAAAAAGGAATTTCACTCAAATCAATTTCTTCTTGAATTTGTATATTTTCTTTTGTATTAGATGGTTTAGAAACAGATACATCTAATTTATTTAAATTACTATCTTTTTCTTCTTTTAATAATATGGAAGAAGAAGAAGTATTAATAATTAAAGGTTTATTTACATCATTAAAAGCGGTAATATGATTGTCTTTGGTTTTAGATAATTCAGGATTTAGTATGTTTAAATTATCATTTTGTTCTTCATTTGAAGATGTAGAAGAAATGAAAGGTTTTAAGGACTTTTCATTATTATAGGTAATTATCTGATCATAATCATTAAATTCATTATTAAGATCTTTAACATCATCTTGATATTCAAGATCCATATTTGTTAAATTTTCTTTAAGATGAATATCTAAATGTTTTCTTGATATAAATCGATAATAAGTGTTTGAAATGGAATAAGTTTCTAATTTTTTAACTGTAAAATCCCATAATTCAAACCGACTGTAAATATAAACAGAATCTTTTTTAAACAATTTTTCATATATTTTATTAACAATTTCTTTAATCTCGTGTTTAATATTTAATAAAACAGATGAAGATTTCATTTCTTCAAAAATTGCAGCAATTGTTTGTGTTCTTTGAGTTCTCCTTAATGCACCTAAAATAAATAAAGAAACAGTAACTTTAAAATAAGTATCTGTATCTGTATACCAACCGGGCTGATAAGTTCGTGATCCGATTGTAATGGCGCGAAAGGTAGAACCGATCATAGTAGAAAATTCTGCATATTTATATCCAGAGTCACATACTCGATTAGCGTAATTTAAAGCTTCTTCAACTACGTGACAAGGAATATAATAATAATTTACGTCCTTAAGTTCATATTTATTTTTAACAAATTGTATAACACATGGAATCTTATAACCTCTTGCTAAGGCAGATATTGGTATTTCCATATAAATTTTTTCTGTAAAATTTGTTGGGATTTTAACAATAGATAATACGTGTAGTGGTCCATATGTGTCAACAGTTTCACGACACAATTGAAATTTTTCACATGTAATTTTTGTGAAATTGGACCATTTTTTCCAATTTTTAATATCATGATAATAATTGTTAGAAAAATCATTCATATCCATATGTAAATATGTTTTACAACCTTCATTTCTTTCACGTAAATTGTAAAATGAGTGTGTATTCTCAAGAAAATGAAGGTCTTTATTATAAAGATATAAAGGTATATACATGAAAACTAACATTTTCTTTAATGAATGTTTATTAAAGATGTTAATTAGATCAGTGAAAGTCATATCATAAGTTGAATGCATAGCGACGCAAACGTCTGCTTGAAAATTGCATTTTTGTGCACCATCAACACATATTGGTGTGTAATCATTATTATAAATCCTATTAAATAAAGAATGATTTGAATTTGTGATGGCGTTATTTAAGGCACGAACTTTGTCTCTATCACTATGTAATAGGTTGCAATTATGATGTGTGTATGTTTTAGGACTGAAAGAGTCACCGATTGCCATAGTTTGTAAATTGGCATTTTTGCATTTTCGTATAAATTCGGCTGCAAGATGATTAGAATAATCGTTCAACACTCTTAAAATAGGATGAGTGGAATCAAAATACTTCTGTTTAGGTTCAGGATTTTGGTATATTAAGCGTCTAGGAAATAATGATTGTAATATTTCAGCTTCTTTATCGGTTAAGCGTATGTTATGTTTAAAGCCGTTTTCTAAGTTTCTGTCGGCGATATCACATAATACTTGTAACCTTGATCTTTGGATTAACTCTTTTGAATCAAAATTTTTAGCAAGAATTGGTTCTAACATTTTAAATTTTCGTTTTAAAAATTATTATTAAATTTCTGTATAACAATATTGACCAATA